GCTATTAGATTTTAGTAAACGAACATATACATCTTTCTTGCTCTCGACATATTTGTGTAATCCTTTGTATTTATTAATAGTTTTATTGAATACATTGTATAAATGATAAATATACTCGATATTAAAGGACTTGTCTATCAGTTCTAATATGGCTTTAAAATCCATTTTTAAAATATCACAATCAATGCGCTGAGTTATCATAGATGTTGATAGAAAGTCATCGATATCTCCAAACAATCTATGTATCTCGTTATTACAAGCCGTATCTTTCTTTATAATTTCTATATCAGTGCCTTTATCAGTATCGAGATATCTATAGATTACTGAACAACTTACAAGCAATTTATTACCTATATTTTTCTTAGAATAATTACGACAAATTCTATAAGTCTCTTTATTATTTAGTTCTATATCAACAATTGTATATCCCTTGTTTTTATTATGATTTACGACACCGCTCGACAGCGAGTTTTTCTTAGTATTTTCTCCCCAAATAGCTAAAAGCAATATATCATATATAGCAGACTTTCCTGTTCCGTTTTTACCTTTAACCATAAACAGTTTTCTATCTAATTCATTCATATTGAGCCAGTTTTTATTTTCATAACATAATAATCCCTCCCATTCTAAATATTTTATTTTAAATACAGATTTAGGTGCCTGTATAGTATTCTCATTAGCATTAAGAGATGTATTGATTATCATAGACAGCTCTTTGTTTATTCTATTTGTTTCTTCTCGCAATTCTTCGGGATAATTATTAGAATCTAATAACAGAAGTTCTTTGTTCTTTATAATATTATTGAGAAATATAAGATTCTCTTTAGACAATAGCGGTTTAAAATATTCTGTAAGAACATCATTGTTCACATTGATACCATCAGAAGGCTCCTCCATATAACTTATAGATTTGCCGAGTCCTGTTGGGCCCGTAGGATCCGTAGGGTCCGAAGGATCTGATAGTCCTGCTTTTATGAAATTAGAGAAGTTATCTATCTTATCTATAATATCATAGGTTATGCTATGTTTTTTTAAGATATTGTCGAGGTTTAAAATGTTTATGTTAGAAAAGCTTTTAATATCAATGCGTTTAGGAAATATATCCTTATTGCTATATATATAGTCTTCTAAGCGTCTCTCGTATTTACTATTTATTCTTATCAAGATGTCTTTGTTCTCATTTTCTTTGATATTTATAAAGCCTCTCTTGTTATAGACGTTTACCTTCTTGATATCCTTATTATATAGATCCCATATGAGATATCCATGATTTATTATGTCTTCACCAAAATTCTGTTGTATGAGACTTCCAGCATATCCACATATTGTTTTGTTTTTATAAGAGAAAACCTGTCGCTTATGAATATCTCCTAAAAGTACATAATCAAAACTACTGACCCATTCTAAAGGGTAAGGGTTTAAGGTTTCTTCTATCGATTTACCATTATAGAGCTTAGCTGACGCAAATGTACCGTGAAATAGCGCTAACTTATATTTAACATTACCATTTATATCTGGAAATTTTGGTAAATCTTGAATTCTTCCGCTATTTCTATAATTATCTAATGTATTATCGATACTAACAAAAGACACTCCAATATCATCTATAATAAAAGACGTCGACTTATTTAAGACAAATACATTAGATATGGCAAATGTCGATGAGTATACTAATGACGGCTTATTACGATCGCTTTGGTCATAATCGTGATTGCCTGATATAATATAGGTTCTGCCTATCAAAGATAGTGCTTGGATAAACTTGCGATATATTATAAGTCCATAGTTTCCTATCACATTCTTATTATGAAAAATGTCCCCAGTAATAACTATTATAAAATCTTCAAATGATAAGTTTAGGTCTTTTACTTGGCTTTTTATGGATATAATGGTTTCTTTGAATACTTCTTTGTACTCTTCGTACCGCGAGTATGTATTATCACCATTTCTGATATGCAAATCAGATAAGTGAAATACATGCGATAAAACCATAATTTATTGATATATATATTTATTAGAGATATCCATATGTATCATTTTTTATTAGGTAACAAAAAATATAAATACGAAGAATTTTTTATAGACGAATATAAAGAGCTTGATGATTTTATGGTTTACATTGAGAATAAAATATTGAGTTTTTATGCTAAAGTAATATATACTTATAATATAGAAAAAGATGAATAAAATAGTACAATATAATAAGATCAAAACTGTTATAATAAACGGGAGAAATAAATGCATATATATGAAACCAAGAGGTACAAGAGAATATGTTAAATACAATAAGGAATTTATATTATTAAATAGATATATTAAATTAATATCTAAAAATTTGAAAAAACAAAAGGGAGGTACACGAATAGAGCAAGCTACCCAACAAAATACTGAGAGAGATTCGTTGCCAAATAATGATAAAGATTCTTTTGATCTATTAAAATTAAATTTTGATACAATAGATTGGGATAAATTATCAACTAATACAGATCCTCGTGCTGTAGAAATATTAAGCACAAATCCTGTAATGATAAATTGGGAATTATTTAATAAAAATCAGACAGAGGCCAATAAGAATAAATTGAAATTATTATTAGGAGATAGAGCGCGCCAAGTGCACCCGCAGACGCAGCAGACGCAGCAGGCGCAGCAGACAATACAGTCAGAGAAAGATAAGTTGAAAAAAGATATACAGGAGCTGAAAAAGATGCGGAGTCAGCTTCAGAAGAGACCGATGCCTCTAAATCCTTATCACTATTTTGAAGAATCTAAAATGACTAAATTATCAGAATTCAATCATTTTCGAAAAAATAATATTAGACCCATAAACTGGGATGCTCTATCAACTAATAGAAACATATTTGCATTAGATTTATTAATAAAAAGTCCGCAAGAAATAAATTGGAAATTATTTAATATATTTCAAACAAAGGAAAATAAGGATTATTTAATAAATTCTCTATCAGACACATCAGATACTCGCAATGATTATATAGATGATTATGTAAAAAAACATATTCAAGGTAGTGCATTTGCTACTTCAAGCAATGAAACATTTTTAAAGAAAAATTTAAAAGGCAAAAACTTTTGGGATGCACTATCAATTAATAAAAGCAGACATGCATTGGATTTATTAATAAAAAATTTTAAACAGATAATCTGGAAATATTTTATTAAATATCAGCCAGTAGAAAATAAGGAATATGTATTGAACTCGTTATTATTAGGTCACGATAGTCACGATAGTCACGATAGTCACGATAGTCATGATAGTCGCGATGGTTCCTTTCAAGAAAATGTAATTACAAATCATTATATAAGCCCTTATCTCCACCTTTTAGAAGGTAGAGCATCGACTGATATGGATTTCATTAATTTAGGTCGTCTGATTCCTGATATAGATTGGAATGCATTATCAACTAATACAGACCGCCGTGCAGTTGAAATATTATTCTCAAATATACCTAAAGTAAATTTAGGATTATTTAATGCATTTCAAAGTGATCTCGATAAAAATTTAATGAAGCGAGAATTAAATAGGGTTTTGCTTGAAAATTTTCAAAAAAAATCTGATAGATAGAAAAATAATAATTGAAAAGTTTTAGGAATGTAAAAATAGATATATATAAAGCAATAATAAATATAAATTATTAGAAAATGACTAAAACTACCTTGTTAACAAATGTATATAATGAAGAATACCTATTGCCTTTTTGGTTAAATCACCACAAGGATATGTTTGACGAGATAATAGTTGTTGATTATAACAGTACCGATAAATCTTTGGAAATATGCAAAAGCATATGTCCGAATTGTAAGATAATAACAACGAGAAATAGCCATTTTGATGCAGTACAAATAGATGTTGAATTTATGGATATTGAAAATAATATAGATGGTATAAAAATTGTATTAAATACTACAGAATTTTTATTTTGCGAAACATCCGTTAAGGATTTATTCAAAGATGCGGATGGGACTAAAGTTTCCTATGGTATCAAAGCCGTATCTCCATATTCATTAAATAATTATAACATAGAAAATGGCTATGAATTACTAAGTAATTTACTGAACGACGATGTTGTTTATCATTTGGATAGAATTGGAGAAAGGTATATACATAATTATCCCAACGGAGAATATGGGGTCGGGAGACATACCACTCGTAATCCAACTACAATTATCGATAAAGCACATATAGTATGGTTTGGATATTATCCGTTTAATGAAAATTTACTCAAGAGAAAATTACAGATAAAGGATAATTATCCGATGAGCGATAAAGAAAAGGGTTTTGGCACTCATCATTTATATAATAGGGATCAGATAGTAAATATAAATGATGAAAAATCAAAGACTGGAAGATCGCTAAGAGATGTTAATATGAAATTATACGACATGTTAAGGAAGATGATACAATGAAGCTTATTGCATAACCTTACAATGCATTAGAATGTATATTCAGAGCCATACCTATAGTACACGGAGACTCGTTGAGACTCTTTGAGACTCTTCGAGACTCTTGGGAGACTCTTCGAGACTCTTAGAATATATCTGAGAATATCTTATTGAATTCGTGATAGATTGCTCCTTCTCTTGCTCTATCGCGATCTATTATGAACTCTATGTAATCTTTATAAACAAAAACTATATCTTCTTTAAGGATAAACATATATGTTACATATGATAGGATAAATGATAGAGTAAATACGATATCTGCTGTTGTTATTTCGCGATTGATTATGAAGATCAAAGGTATTATCTTGCCAATTGTATTTATAGCGATATAATAGATTAGCAAGGATCGCTCGTTCAATCTTGGTATGATAATAAATAGACTAATAGCGAAGAATGTTAAAGCAATACTAATTAGTATTATGGGATTATAGGGAAAGATCCCAAGAAAATATAGGATTGTGTAAACGAATATCCAGATAGAAAGGAATCTGTCGACGGTAATTACACGCTCTTCATCCATTTCTTTACTTTACTTTCTACAATATTATTTTTAAGGCGGCCTTTTGGGAATATAAGAGAAGTATCTCGAGAGATATGTATATGGTATATAGTGAACTATTAGGTATACATTTAGGACGCTTTCGTGATACTATCGTGACTTTCATGATACTTTCGTGATACAAGATAAGGGTTATTCTAATACTTCATCAAAAATATAAGGGTTTCTTGATAACCAAGCCCAATTTATTTTTTTTTGATTTTCTTTTAATAATTCAATTGCTTCTGGATTTGGATTTACTGATAAATATCCCCAATTTATTTTAGTTTTATTTGCCTTTAATAATTCAATCGCTGCTGGATTTGGATTTCTCGACAAATTCCACCAAACTATGTCTTCTTGATTTGCTTTTAATAATTCTATTGCTCCGTCACATGGATTTCTCGATAAATCATGCCAATATATGTCTTCTTGATTTTCTCTCAATAATTCAATAGCTTCTGGGTTTGGATTTTGTGATAAATAATCCCAATTTATTTCATCGGGATATGTTTTTAGTAATTCTATTGCAGCTGGATTTGCTGAGAACTCATCCCAATATATATTATCTTGATTTTCTCTTAATAATTCAATAGCTGCAGGATTTAAAGATAAATTTTTCCAATATATATTATCTTGATTTTCTCTTAATAATTCAATAGCTGCAGGATTTAAAGATAAATTTTTCCAATCTATATTATTAGGATCATAATCATCCGAATCGCCATAATCATCTTCAGACATTTCATTTTCTTCATTAATTTTAGTCTTTAATAATTCTATGGCATTTGGATTTAATGATAACTCTTTCCAATTTATTTTATTAGGATTTGCTTTTAATAATTTTATAGCAGCTGGATTTTCTGATAAAAAATCCCAATTTATTTTACTTGGATTTGCTTTTAATAAATCTATAGCTCCGTCATTTGGATTTGCAGATAAAACATTCCAATCTAATTTCTCAAGAGGTATCCAGTCTTTTAGTTTATATTTTATTTTGAAAATGGTCTTGTATTTCTCTACTATTTTTTCAAGGATATCATCAGGTAATGCATGCAGGCTTCCTCGTCGCATTGATGCATTAATGCTGTTTGTTGCCTTCATTTTGTTCTTGATAGATTTTGGAGATGACTCGATATTCTCAGCAAAGACATTGATATATTTACAGAATTTTTTGAGCTGTTTCTCTTCACAACCAAGTACTTTAGACATCATTCTAACCATTATCTTGTTACCACACATGGCTTCATAATCGGTCATACTGAGCTCAAATAGAGGATTGTTAATTCTTGATTGCATAGTAGCAAT